TTGGGTATTACGGGTACCTGGGAAGGGTATGTTCCTACCCCCACAGATCTCTATTTACATGGCAATAATGTCGCAAATTTCACTGCAAGTTATCAGCTCTCTTTTGAAAGTGGAGGTATTTTAAATCCAGGTAGTCCAAGCCCAAAACTGATATCTGGAAAATCATATAATTACTCTGGATACAGATATCTAAAAGTCCAAATATATGTAAAAAGCCTTACTACTATGAGCATCACCTACTCTTCCAGAATTAAAACTGAAGTATATAGAGGATCGTCAGATACTGATAAAATAGGGACAGGTTATGCAAATAATGTTGTTGAGGGATCAACCTATATAATATCGACAAGTTTAGTAAATGCGTCATTTACATCAACGATTTCAATAAAAATGCCTCATTTTAGACTATATGGTTCAGGGGAAGAAGCTGCCACACGCGAATGGTCTGGCTATATATATCATATTTGGCTAGAATAAAATTTCGCCTGATGCAATATTTTTTTTCTGGGTATTACCGGAAGTTGGGAGGGGTATGTTCCTACTGCGACAGATCTATATTTAAGGGGAAATAATGTTGCTGGTTGGGCCTGCATTTTATATGCCTCACTTCATACTGGAGGAATCTATATATCTCCATCCTCAAGTAATCCAAGTGAAATAAAAACAGCAAAAAGTTATAACTTAACATCTTATAAAAAGCTGAACATAACTATTAATATATCAGAAGCAGGACAAAATTGGGTACAATTAGTCGGATACTACAATTCGAATACCTTACTTGGAAGTATTGATAAGCAGATCACATTAAATACAGATACAACTTTAAGCATTGATGTATCAAACATTGCAAATGTGATAAAAGATATAGATTTAAGGATAAGGGGGTATCATAAAACTGACAAGGGTTATGTTGAATATGGACTGAAAGGTTATATTTATCGTATTTGGTTAAGTTAGTTTCTTTATACATTTTTTCTTTGCTTTTTTATTTTTTTTTTGGGTATTACGGGAAGTTGGGAGGGGTGGGTCGTAGCAGCAAACGACTTGTACAGTTATGGGAATAACCTCGGTAATTTGATACATGGTAGATCTATCATGGAGGAAAGCGGGATGATTGCTGTTCGATATGGTTCAACCAGCACAGGCACTTCGCTTGTATCACAAAAACAGTACAACCTTGCTGGTTATACGAAGTTAAGCATGTTGGCCAATATAGTAAATGTATATAGTAATCATTCAATTACTGCAGGTTATGGAGCTAGTGCTGCAGACAACCTTTACTACGACAATTTTGGCACTAAAGAGAAATTGAACACGGGTAATCAAACACTGGTTTGGACATTTAGTGGTTTAAACATAACCAAATGTGTAGGGATAACTTTTAGAGGGACTCCTACGATTTATATTTACAAAATATGGTTATCATAATAAGATTATCTTTCTTTCTTTTTTTTTTGGGTATTACGGGAACTAAAATATCAAACATCAAGTTATCTTTTATTCCCTCTTTTCTTAATAGAAAGGAGGCTTTTTTATGTCCGTGATAAATATGACCGGAACAGGTGCCGGGGGTATCGATCCGGATGAACTGACAGCTCTTCAGAAAGATGTTGTCAAAGGAAAAATCGCAGGTGTTTCTGGTTCGGATGAACCTGTCGAGGGCACACTTGAGTTAACAGGAAATACAGATGAATCTGATGTGGTTTCTGGCAAGACATTTTATTCGGATAACCCTTACCTTCGGAAAACAGGTTCATTAAGTTTGACCGGAAATGCTCAGACTGGGCATGTGTTGGCTGGCGAGACATTCTATACCAATAATTGTAAAACCAAGTTGACTGGAACCATGACGGTCAATAGTCTGCTGTCTTTTAGTGTTGCCGCCTATTCAGGGCGCCGCGTATTGGCGAAATGGCAGAACCCGAATCAGGCGGCAGGGAAACCTTTTAGCGGCGTGATCATCCGATATTCTACCGGCGGATATCCCGGGGTAACTGGCGGGACACAGATCTACAAAGGGGCCGGGAACAACACGGTAGCGGGTGGCTGGTCACAGACATATCTTGATATGCCTGCATTGAATACAACTTATTATTTTAGCTGCTACCCCTATATGACATGTAGCGCAGGGGAAAAAACTGGTACCGCGCTTAACGCAGTCGCAATTACGTCGGCAGTTATAAATAAAACATTTACGGTATCAGGGTCATATACGATACCGACAGGATACACAAAAATGGATCTGTTTGCGGTTGGAGGAGGTGCTAAGATTAGCTATAGCACTTCGAGTGGAGGCGGTCCCCCACATGGGGGAGCTGGCGGAGGGTATACCAAAACAGTAAAAAATTTGACAATATCGCCAGGACAAGTATTATCCGTCATAGTAGGCGCTGGAAATAGTAATGGAAATTCTGGTGGAAATGGGGGAGCGAGCAGCGTTACGCGATCTGGAAGTTCGTTAATTGTCGCCAATGGGGGAACCGTTGAAAGTAACGGTGATTTTTCAAACTGTGGCTGCAATGGAGGTTCCGGAGGCGGTGCCGGAGGATACTACGATAAAGATACTATCAATAATAATGTTGGAGGAAATGGTGGTAGCAACGGTCAAAATGGACAGACAAAAAGCAAACCAGCCGCTAAGTACACTTATTGGGGTGGTACAGGTCAAGGAACCTCGACAAGAGCATGGGGATCTTCAACAGGTACTCTATATGGTGGCGGCGGTGGCGGCGGTGGAGTCGGAATGGCTTATAAATCACATGCTGGTGGAACGGGAGGTGCTGGCGGCGGTGGTGCAGGAGGTGCTGGCGGTGACGGACTCAAAGATGGATATCCGGGCAAAAGCGGTACTCCGAATACTGGAGGCGGTGGTGGTGCGGGGGGCGGATCAGACGTTAAAGCCAACGGAGCCAGTGGAAGTGGTGGCTCTGGGATTGTATTATTAAAATTATATTGATGGAGGTATAAAAGATGGCAGAGATAAGCTATGCATACATACAGGTGGACAGTGATGGTGCTGTGCAGAACATTGCTATGTTTGAGAATTACGAGGACGCAAATCGGATCACCCGAGCGGTATATGGGGACCACGCGTTCGCAGCAGAATACCGCTATGTGGTAAGGCCGGGTGGTATCGACTGTTTTCATGATGGCCGGTTCTGGTACGTGAAAGATGACGGAACAGAGACGGAGGCCGAATACATCCCGACGGAACAGGACAAGATCAACGCGTTACAGAAGGAAAACGCGCAGTTGAAAGCCGAGAGCAATGACCTTACCCTGGCAATGGCAGAAATGATAGGAGGTAAAGTAGATGTTGAGTAATATTCATATGAATATAATCATTCGAGCTTTGAAAATCAGACAACAGAATGGTGAAAATCCAGAAAAGGCCATTAAAGATTATGTTCAGCTTTCCGAAAAAGAAATATCTCAAATTTTAAGTGAAATTGGACGGTAAATATACGTCTAATTTACATTATCGGAATTCCATTTTGTGGGTAGCTGAAATTCAAGAGACAACAAGAACTTGTTACACTTCAAAAATTACACTGCTAGAAATATTGATTATTGGTTAATTCTGACACATTTATCGTTATCACTTTCATAAGATCCATCTAGCTGAGATAAACTGGTTTCTGGAGGCAGTTATAAATCATAGTATCAGGAATATACCCTGCAATTAAGAAAAAAAGCCTTTAAATTCCGCTCTATTTGCTCCGTTATAATATAAGTCGTTGTTCCTTCCGATATACCCTTCCCAACTTCCAACAATGCCCCCATCCCACACACGCGCCAATAAAAATAAATCATGATAACCAAATACGATATATGGCACCCAAAAACTCTGTTCCAGCCATTAGCAAGAATCCACAATGTATAAAACCTATAATATTGATATTGACCACGTTAAAAGATACTACCCCACTACCTATGGGCCTATTAGACGTTATATACCACCCATTTGTAAAATCAGACGGTAGCAGTGAAATTGTAGTGTTCCGTGCAACAATTCCTATATCAAACACAACATTCCTAGAAGCCTTTGTGAGAATATATTCAAAATTGATATAATTAAATTGTGATAGATTTATACTGTTTGTTGAAACAATGCCATAATATTTTGATGAATCATGATCAGCTGGTTTTTTAATTGTTATTTGTCCTGCATCGAATTTAATATATGTGCTGGGAGCTTGGTTGAATCCGCCTGCTAAGGAGGTCACAGTACCACGTAAATATAAATCAGTAGCAGTAGGAACCCACCCTTCCCAAGTACCCGTAATACCCATTATCTTAACCCCCTTCTTAATATTCCCCGCCGTCAGGTTCGCATCCCCTTTCACCACGACATTCCCCGTCACAAACCGGTTCGCGGGCACCACCGTTTTGTCTGCGGTTCCTGCGGTATATGTACCTCCGCCCTGCGTGGTCATAGTCCCTGTAACCTTGTTCCCATTGACCCAGGCAGTTTTCCCCGGATAAATATTCGCCGCGGAGGCGGTACCCGGGGTCTGGCTTGCCAGGCTGTTCGCCGTGATGCTTCTGGTCCCGTCGTGATAGCCGGGCAGAATGATCGAGCTCTGTCCGCAATTTAACGTTCCCTCCTGCTTCTGGTACGGCATAGTTCCCTCAACCGGATCGTCATATCCGTTCACACCCGCCGTATGTCCTTCCAATACCTGTGCAGGGGTAGCGGTGCAATCGTCGGGATCCAATCCACCGCCGCCACTGCCTGCAAAATAAATATTTCCCATCATTACACTCCTTTCAGCCCAACCGTAATATCAACCGCGGGCTTTTTATAAACCTTAAACGTCGCGCTCCCGTCATTCAAAAAAGCGGTGCCCGAAGAGAGAATCCCAAACGCCTTGTTATACGCCTTCTGCTCGGCCAGCTCCGCCCCGTCCGGCAGCACGCTCACCATAATCGGCGAAAGCTCAGCCGATCCGCCCGGCACATCCACCGTCTGCTCATAGGGAAGCGTTTCGCTCCATCCGGCCGCGGTCAGCGTTACCGGCGTCACATGCTCCCCGCGTTTTGCCAGCTCCGCCAGCGCATTCTGAAAGGTGCTGGACCGAAGCGTGGTCTCATGATTGTCGAAGGTGAGCAGATCGGCGCTGAATTTAAGCAGCGCCACCCAGGTGCGGTCCGACTCCGAGGGCGTCACCTCCACATTGTCCCTTGTGGCGTACCACCAGACATTGTTGTAGGAAACCATATCATTGACATAATAGTCCTTCGTAATGCTGTAGGTCCCCCTTGGCGTCAGCCCGGTGCCGGAATCGCCCTTCTCGCCCCGCGCGGTCCAGGGAGTCCAGAAATTCGTGTTCGTTGGCGGTGTGCCGATGGGGCAGTTGCCCGACAGGCACAAAAATGCCTCCGTATTGTCGTGGACAATATACGTGACCACGGAATATTTGGGATACTTCACAGTGGAAGCGTACTCGCCCTTGAGCTGGATAATATTTTGCAAATACGTCTGGAAATCGCTGAAGTAAAACCGCTGCAGCGCCATGATGGCATCCAGGGTTTTGTTCATCGTGCTGGCGTTGACGATGATCCGTTTCAGAATCGGATTATGTTCAATCACCCCGTTAGCTTCCTCGAACTTGCCCTGATTGTAAAAATTCTGGTACTGCGTGATCAGCGAAATGGTCTGGATTGTCGGGTCCAGGTATCGATCCCATTGATCCATGGAATCGGGAAACATAGTTTCAGTCAAATCTGTATAGGTTTGTGACATACGATACTCCTTTTAAATTTTGTACTGGTACGCCGGATAAAATGAGACGCAGCTGATTGACATTGTTGCTTCGGTGGTGCTCCCGGAAATGGACTTGATGATATACTGTTTTTCCACCCCCTCGCCCTGTAATACATAGGAAATCTTCTGGTTGACGTCCAGCCACGGCACCGCGACGAGATCCAGGTCAAGAGAGCTGGAGAGCACCGTGTGGTTATAAATCTCATAGCGGGCCCGCTGACCGGCCAGATCGTTGCTGTAGATGGCATCATAGTCATCTCCCTCAAACACGTAGAGCAGCTCCCGCCCCAGCCGCGTTATGGTAAACGGACTGTCGGGGTTTTCGTCATACGCTTCCCCGAACACCTGGTATTGTCCAAGATAATAAAGCGCCTGCTCCCGGCGGCGGTATTTAAAAACGCCGTCCACCCCCACCGGCAGCGTCCCGGGGGCCAGCGGGACTCCGGCGTCGTCCACAACCGGCAGCGCGGGCAAACCGTTGATGGACACCTTGGCATTTTCCGGGTTCGTGACGCCTGGCTTAAAGGCGATTTTCTCAAAATTGTCCAAATCCCCGAGGGACGAAATTCCATCCAGGGAAATGCCGTAGACAGCGCCGGAGAGCGTAGATGCGCCCGCATACCGGTCCGCATCGATCACCTGCCCCCAGACCTGAACGTGGTTGTAAATCCCGGACAGCCCGGTGGAACGGCTCTCGCCGAGAACCAGCGGCCGCAGCTGCCCGTAATCGAGAATCACATTGTCCTCAAACCGCTGGGGAATCTTTCGCAGGAAAAAGGTTCCATAAACGTCGAATCCCATTTCATATCCCGCATACAGATTCCGGATTTCATCCAGTATCTCGTAAGCCGTCACATTTGCGGAAAATTCAAGATCATACGGAATTTCAAACCCGATGTCCTGGATGATATATTTGGCGATACCGGCCTCCTTTAAGGTTCCGGCGATGGCCTTGTACGCCTCCGTTCCGGCCTCGATTTTGGTGTTCAGTCCCTCGAAATGGCCGCCCTGGTCCCCGTTTAACGTCGTGACCAGGTCCCCGCAGTCGAGGCTGAGGGTATAGCTGCCGTCGTCGCGGTAGGAAGCGCTCTGCACGGAAAATGTACCCATCAGGGTCCAGACGATTTCCCCGGTTCTCAGATGTTCGATCCCCACGTAGGGCCGCACATAGGTGTCAATCCACACCCAGCTGTCCGGCCCCAATAAAAAGGAGGCGTCCGTGACGGCGAGGGTGGCGTTGTAAGTCCTGCGCATATCCGAGTCCGCGTCCACCGAAAAACTGTCGTCCAGTAAATTTCCCTCGACATAGTGGATGATCTTAAAATTCCGGTTCAAAATTTCAATCCGAGAATGCAGAATCCAGTCCGACTGATAAAGGATGTCCCGCTGCATCTGGGTAATATCTGCCATAAAATCCCCCTATTCAAATGCTGCGATCCACATCGTGGTCGGTGTCGATAAAGTTGTTGTCATAAAGATCGTTTACAGATTCACAATCACCGGTCTCAACCGCGGTAAAGCTTGTGGAGACATTGGAAATGTGGTTGTGGGAGGAGTGGGAGACCGGCGAGTCCACGATGCAGACCATGGCCATGCGCCCGTCGGCATACTTCAGGATTTTCGGCTTCCTGTTCGTGAGAAAATCATCCACCTCCTCGCGGTAAGCGCGGCTGTGCTCCAGATCAAAGTCCCCGGAGCTGTCGTCAAAGGGGATAAACGTCCCCTCCACGTCGTATTCCCGGTAATTGGCGTCCCCATTGTAGACGGCGATGGATTTCTTCCGCCCCTTGGGTTCCAGCACGGAAACGGCAAAATTGCGCCGTTCCGAAAGGCACACGTCCAGAATCGCCCGGTAGGCCACATCCTTCTCAACCAGCACAATCCCGTCGAACTTAGACCGGACCGTGCTGGTATTGTGATTGCTGGAATACCGTCCCTCCACCCCGTTTAAGGTGGGCACGATGCTGTACTGGTATTCCTCCTCCGACCGGTTGTAGAAGTCGTTGCGCATAAAATTAAAATCCTCATTGGAATGGATGGGAATCTCAAAAAACGTTTTCCAATGAAGATCGCCAACCCGGCGCTTCTTAACCAGGATGGAGGAAACCGACTCCGCGGTAAACTCCACATTTCCGCCAAAAAGGCTTTCCTGAAACAGCGCGTGTATTTTGGTGTCGAAGTCCCACTCATCGGGGATGCTGCCGTCCCAGGTCGTATAAACCCTGGTGGTCACAAAAAATTCATCAAACACGCCGCCTGACAGCTGGATCATATTGATATCCTCAATATTTGTGGCGGTAGCCATCATGGAATCAGAATCTCCGCAGGCTGTTTTTCCCAGAATAATCACAGATTTTCCACCTCCTCCTCATAATCAAACGCGATGATTTCATACAGATTGTTCCGACGTGTGAGCATAAATCCGATCAGCCGGTTGTCAGCCGGAATATCGATATAGTTGCTGATTCCCACGTACGTCAGCTCCCCGGCGGCCCTTAAGTCGAAGTACGCCTTCGGTACACCTCCCGTGCCTTCGTATGCCCCCGTCCTGTAATACACGGAAATGCCGTATTTCCCGTTGGAGAGTACCATAGGAGCCGAGTTTGGCGCAAAACCGCATCCCTTCAGCTCGATTGTAAAATCCTCCGGCACGCCGAAACTGTCCTCGAATCTAAGCATCTGGGAGCTGTCCCGCAAATCGATCATTTCCCCGTTTACATAGGTGGGATCAATCTCAACCCCATCCCGGTATACATAGGCCCGGAGGGAAATGATATTGGATTTGACCGTGGTATAACCGCCCCTGGCGTTGTTGGCCAGTTCGATCAGGCTGTAGATCGTGGGCTGCAAATATCGGACGGAAACAAGAAAAAAATCCGTCTCAACCTGCATTCCAGTCACGGTCTGTCCAAAGGCCTTGATATAATACTGCGTGTTGTTTTCCAGCCCCGTAACGGTCAGGGAAAGCTCCTCCGTTTGATAGCGGACCGGCGATGTATAAATGATGGTTTTATCGCTGGAATACAGGGAAATATAATAATCCTCCAGTTCCTCCCCCTCCGGCTGGCTGTAGGACAGCTGTACCTGATAGGAATCGTTCTGGATCAGCTGGTCCTGTACCAGATTCGTAAAAACAAAATCCGGGGTCGTGTAGCAGTAGAAGAGTAACGGCTCGGACGGGGACGAGACGCCCTCCTCGCACATCACATTGACGGTAACCTTGTAAAGAGTCCCGTTGACAAGGGTATTGGCCGGAACCGTGCATTCCTGTTTGTAAAAATTGGTCTGCGTTGCGGTATAGACGATCTCATTGGTCGCGTTGTCATATATGTGAACAATATTTCCGGTCTGTTGCGGATTGTTCCCGTCCCAGATATAAGTGATCTTAAAATCCAGACCGGCATCCTTTGAATTTCTGTTGCTGTTGTATAATACGGGTACACCGTTCATGATTCACCTCGAATTTAATAAACAATGAATGCACGATTCCAATTTCCATTTGGAAGCATGACTTCGACAATATCGCCTTCTGAATGGCCGCCCCGGCTTCTGACCCGGTGAAGCGTATCATTGCAGGAGACAATGCATGTTTCATGGCCTGTTTCCGACTTCACAATACAGCTCTTAACCGTGGGAATGCCGGAGTCCCGGATTAAAACCTCGACAAAGTCGCCAATCAGGTTTGATAATTCCTTTAAAATTTTCGTATCGGTCATAGGATCTCCATAAAAGGCGGCGGCCCCTGTAAAAGAGCCGACGCCCGGTGTCTGGTTCTATTTGTTTCTCATCAGGCGCTGCTGCAGGGCGGATTTCAGCGTTCCGTCCGCAATCGCCCGGGTGAACGTGTCCACATCTCTTACCTGAGGCAGATTCACGTCCCCGAAGTTGACCACCACATTTTCCTGCCGCACATTACCGGCAGTGAGACCAGCGGACGGGGAAAATGCCTCCGGCATCCCAGAAATACTTAAGGGCGCGTTCTGTCCCAATGTGTCGATCAAAGACCGGGTCTGCTGGTCCTTAAGAACCGGCAGACCGTCGTCGATCTGTTCCAGGTGATCGCCGCGCAGGACATGTCTTGTGTCAGAGGGATTCAGAACCGTCTCGCCCCCGGCGAAGGGGTAGTGGGTTTCACGCTTTGCCAAAAACGCCGCGCCGCTGTTCCGGATAATAATTTCCGGCCGGTTGCCCTCCGCAACCCGGTGAAGTCCGGGCCTGGCGTGGGTGGTTCCCTGGCCGTAGCCATAGCGGTCCTCGGCATTGGACAGTTCTCGCATGGCCTCTTCGGCTTCCTGGCAGGAATCCACAATACTGTTGCACATTGTGGAAATGGAGCTGGCCATGGAGCGGTAGGTTTCCTGAAACGCGCCCAGATTTAACAGCCGCTGGCCCAGATATGTCCCCTCGGTCAGAACAGCCGCCGCATTGGCTTCATTGATGCTGCCCAGAGCCCCGCCCACGGCAAGAGCGGAATTAGACCACTCCGCCGCGTAATCAAAGACGGCCTGGCGTCTGGCGTCCGTGGCAAGGAGTTCATCCACGTTGTTGGCCGCCGCCGCGGTAGTGGCAGCCACGCTATCGGCAACATTGACCTGCGCATTTGACCAGGCGGAGGTGTAGTTGGAAAGGCTTGAGACGCGCTCGTCGTTGGCCTCGATCTCCGGCATAACGTCGCTGACGATATCATTGATTTCTTCCCGGGCTTCCCGGATGGTAATCTGTCCCATCTGCCAGGCTTCGATATAGTCCTCCACCTGCCGGATCAACCGTTCATTTTCCTCGATCTGGCGCTCTGTCCAGGTCTGTTCCCGGTCATTTTTCTCGTACTGGCCGGACACATTTTCCAAATCGCCGGTATCCCCGGATGTTACCCGATCCTGCCAGCCGGACCCCAGGATCGTCCCGGCCATGGTCATATCCTTGGCACGCTGTATGGCCTCGGTGATGCCGTCCCAGGACTCCACAATCTTCTGAAGTCGGTCGATTTCCAGATCATAGCTCTCAAGCAGCGCGTCCCGGGACTCCTCGATATCCCGGATTTTGTCTTCCATATCGGAGATGGTCTGTTCAAAGAGCGCATCCTCATATTCGCTCTGGGCGTTTCGGACCGCCTCCGAATCGGCCTCGTAGACAAAGCCGCCCTCGGATTCCCGGAAGATCCGGGTGGTCTTCTGATTCTTCGCCCGCTCCAGATTATAAAGCTTTTCCTCTAAGTCGAGCTGTTGTTTGCGCTCGTCGTTGGCCTTTTGCAGCCCGTCGATCTCACTCTGAATCGCATCGATCTGCTTTTTGGCCGTTTCCTCGGCCTCGTCCCGAAGCGTTTGCTGCGCCTCGATCTGATCCTGCAGGTGCCCGGTCACTCCGGCGATGGCGCTGTCCAGATCGTCCTGCTTATCCTGGAGCTCATCCAGTTCGTCGTTCAGGCTGTCATTTGCCTTTTCCAGGTATTGAATGGGCAGCTCCAGAATAGCCTTATTGTAGGCCGCCTGGTTCTGAGCGCACTTGGAGATGGCATTTTCACAATCCTGTATGGCCCCCAGGCAATCGTAATAGGCGTCCTCGTCCTCATCCAACAGCAGCAGTTCCGCCTGAAGGCCGGTCAGCTTGTTCTGGTTATACTTTTCTTCCTGCCGCGACAGGCGGATCAGGGACTTGTACTGTTTCGAAGTGGCGTTGAGCCCCATAGCCTCAGCCTCGTCCATCTGATTCTGAATGTCGGCGGCCTTATTCTGGACTACGCCGATCTTGTCGTCCAGGCGGGCCTGGGCCAGATCCATCTGCTTCAGCCGGAGATTTTCCAACTCCTTCCCGGCCTGCTTGATGGAGATCGTGGCAGAATTCCACTTATCCCGGTAGGATTGGGCTTTGGAGACGGCGTCTTTTAGGGTTTCTGGGATGGTTTCAATGCTGAAGCTGTCATACCCGGAAATCTTCTCCTGAAGATCCTGCGGCAGGGATTGAAGGGACTTCTGATACTCGTCATAATACAGGTCGGCCTGGGATTGCAGCGCATTGTTGTAGGCTTCCTGGGTTTGGATCAGTTCCTTTAAGATGGGGAGTTTTTCCGAGTAGGGGTCGGTGTTTTCAAGGTCGGTGGTTAGGAGGTCGAGGTGTTGCTTGAGATTGTTGACGGACTCGGCGGCGAGGTCGAGTTCAGTTGACTGGGGCGATTTGGAACTGCCGGTGTTGCTTAGGGAGGTTGTGTTATTCCCGTAAATACCAGATTTGATTTTATTAATGTCTATCTGAAATTCGTAATCAAAACTGCCGTTTTCAATTTGATCGAGGGTATATTCCGCCTCCGACAATAATAGATTATTTCCGGGAACATTTAGATCTAAAGTACCGTTTTCATACTGATTCAAAACTGATTTGGCGCGGGCAAGTTTTGCCAGAACTTTTGTACTGGACCCAGCTGCATTTGCCAAAGTGATGATTTGATCAATATCAGAAGTTGTATCGATTTTTGTATCATTGACTGCTATTTTTTCGAGTTGCAACTGAGCGAGATATGCCCTGGAAATGCCAGCGGCCTCAGCCTCATCCAGAATTCGATTGATTTCATTGAGCGTTGCACCCTCCAAAGCTGAACTGGCCACTTCGGTATCATATTTTTGGGCCGCTAATTTAATTTGTTTTTGCACAAGGGCCTCTGTAACAATCTCTTCAGCATTTGCAACCCCCATAGAGGAGAGCATATCGATTGTCAGCTGTTTCGTATTATCAGATAACCCCTCAATAATATCAGTAGAATTAAGCCATGATGTTAGAAGGCTATCAAAAGCAGACTGGCATGCATTCACATCTTTAGGAGAATTTGAGATTGTATCGATAAAATCCGTATATGAATCACCGAGATCGCCGAACGTATCTTTAAATTTTGAATCAGTCAGTAGAGAAAAGTCAAATGGGTCGCTGCCGCCAATGGAAGACATGATCCTGTCAAGGGATTCGAAACCTTCGGATAGCTGATTGATACTGGAGATCATCTCTTCCTTGTTTTTTATTACATTGAGTTCCGGGATATTATCAGTTAATTCACTTTGGACAATATTAAGGCGTGTAAGCAGTGATATTAACTCATTGATGGTAATACCGTAGTATTCTGCTCTGACGGCAAGTGCATCAAATGCATATCCGGCCTGATTACTGTCTGCAAGAGCCTGCCATTCTAAATCTGTATGATTTTCATCTTTTACATAACCTGCAATTTCACCGATACTCCATTCATTTTTTTTCACTTTTTGAGCAAACTCAATGAGTCTGGTATCGGTCTGGTCGAATACTGTGTCGATGACGGAAGAATATTTGCCCCATGTCGCTTCATTATTTTTGATTTCATTCTCTATGTCCTGTAATTCAGAGAGAGCAGCATATACTTTTTTATCGTCAAACGGATTGGTACTATTTAATATTGCATCATTATAATTTTGGGCCGCCTGCAGGGCACGTGAATAAGTTCCTGACAGATCGTCAGATAAAGCAATCTGACTGATGAGCATTTGGGAATATTGATTTTCATAGCCCTCCAATATTTTATTATTCTCAATTAGAGCATTTGTAGAATAATTGAGAATACCACTTATAAAATTATCATCGCTATAAGATTTTTGAAGTTCACGAATTTCTGATTCGAGATCTGAAATTACTTTTTTGGCTTGTGAGGCATCACCTACAAATTTAAAAGTATATCCTTTAACATCTTTAGAGTGGAACGGGGTTAATTCAATTCCATGATCTTCATACTTTTGAATTGCTCGATGTATCTCTCGGCCGGAACGATTAGACAATGAACCCGTTGAACCAAGATAATAAGTTCTTTCTTTTTTCATTTCTTGTTCAGCAGTATCAAGTCCCGGAGTCGTATTTAAGAAATTGTTTGCAAGCTTTTTGTTTAAGTTGTAAATGGCATTTGCCTGATCATGATATGCATCCGTTACGAGATTGAGCTTTCCATATTCATCGCCATACTTTTCGTTCAATTCTGTCTGTAGATCAAGTAGCTGCTTTTTAATATGATAGACTTTTTCCTCATCACCATGAGCATTTAGAAGAGCAGTGTGCAGTTCATTATAGGTTTTGGCATAAGTTTCAATTGACTTGATATTCTCTGCATAATTTTTAGCCGAATCCTCAGCAGCTTGTCGATTTTCCTCTTGGATCTGTTTCCATTTTGAATATGCGCTAATCGCTAAACCAACAACAGCAGTGATTGACATAATCGGGTGGGCTTTCATGGTTGCCCAAAGTCCTTTCGCAGCCGTGTTAAGTCCAAGAGTGGAGAAGGTGGTATTTTGTTGTGCTGCGGAGAACTCGGCGGTAGATAAGGCAGTTTTTGCTTGTTCTCTTGACAATCCTTTATTTATAAGAATTTGCTTTTTCTGCAAATCTGATAAAGAAGATGATGTTAATGCGGTAACAGTTTGTTCTGTCGCTAATTTTTTAACTGCCTTTGATACATTGTCAAAATTATTTGGTTGTTCTTTTATAGACTTTATTGCGTTGGAAAAGTTGCCTAATCTTTTAAGTTGCCTTTTTTGTATGTGAGCGTTATACTTGTTATTATATAAACAAAAGGGATTGGAGGCGTATTTTATGGATTCATCTTATGATTTTGTGTGTGAAAAATGTGGATGTAAAACATATGTTGTAGCAGAAAATGAATATCAAAAGGTATTACTCTGTGAAAATTGTGCGGAAGGCTATGTTGTCGAACAAAAAAAACCAGTACCAGAGCTTAATATTCCAAAGTGTCCAACTTGCGGATCGACTAATATAAAGAAAATATCAGGGCTATCAAAGGTAGGATCGGTTGCAGTATGGGGGCTGCTATCGCGAAAAGTGCATAAGCAATGGCATTGTAATAACTGTGGCAGTGAATGGTAATATTTAGTAGGAGGAGTTATCCATAGGAGCGCTGTGCTGGAATTACCCAGAGAATCAGCGCTCAAGATTTTTGTGAATCTATCAGTTTAATAGGGACAATGTGATATTCAGAATTGATTTTTATTAACATTCTCCTTTTCAACGATACAATCGGTGTTATGGCCAATGGCGCGTCAGTAGAGATTAAGCCCATTTAGTTACATCAGACAACATAATGGACAATGCTGCTAACAACACGGTAGTCCTGATTACCGTGACTGATTTCGGCATAACTTTGCCGTGTGGATTACCACAATTATACTATGTTAGAACATATATTAACAGAATATCAAATAAGGCTTTGATATTCTGCGAGGAATCATGCTCGTTGAACTTTCCCGACCTTTGGTGATTTTATCCCGACATTGCTTTCGCAATCGCTGTCTATCGGATTATTACACGACTGTACGCAGGTAAGGTTAGCTGCCAGTTAGTTTTGTACCCATTTGATTTTCATCACGCACTTAGACCGTATGGTTTAGTCATATGCATCTCACTCTCGACCATAGTAATGCCGATTGATTTTTTTGCCTTTCGGTTGCATTCACGTCTGCCTCTCGGCTGCGTTGTAGCATAGTGAGCATTAGGGTTTCAGGCCAATTCGTCCTCTTTTTATTTTTAAACTTTCATCCTAAGGGGTTGATATTGCCGCCATTATGGCATTTCTCCCCACATAGTAGACCATCTTAAAAATCTAGGCAATTTTTAAGCAGCTCTTATTGCAGAGCCAATCGAAGTTTTTTATAAATGCCGTAATCGCCCCTCCGGATACGAGCGTCGGCAATAAACCGAATCCATCTACAAGTTTATCTAAGATATTTAGCAGCGCGACGCCGCCATCCGCCAACACCTTCAATACATCCGAGCCCAGCACAGTATTGGACAAAGATTGAAACGCCGCTTCCAACTGCTGCGTCTTCGCCTCCAGGCTGTCCAGCCACCGCGCCTGCTCCTGCATTGCATAGCCGTCCGAATTCAGCGCATCACCGTATGCCTGCTGTACCTGCCCATTTTGGAACGCTTTTAATAACGCTGAAACGTTACCGGCATCGTGTTTGCCTGCAATTACATCCAAAAGCTCAGCCTGATCCGTCGCACTGATATCATTCCATACCTTGGATATACTCAAAAGAATATCATAGGTGGATTTAAATTTCGACGGATCAAAATCATCGAATAGATTGACGGTGCCTTTCGTGTACTCCAAGATGCGGCTTTGAAGCTTGTCCACCGGCAGCACATCAGAAGCATCTTCGCCGAAGGCCTCAAGTTCCCCTTTCATCCCCCGAAGTCTCAAAGCCAGAACTTTCAATGAATTTCCCATTCCGCCTGCGTCTTTTGTGATTTCCGCGCCGCCAGCGATCATGGCGAGAGTCTGCTCAATGTCATTGTTGGCCAATGCCATTGCGTCCGCGCTCTTTCTGAGTCCGTCCCCAAGATCGGCGGCGGATATGGAATACTCGCTTCCCAGTGCATTAAGCTGATCTACAATGGTAATACTGTCCGAGGCTTCGATATTAAATGCTTTCATAGCGGCCGCCAGTTCCGATATGGCGGTCTGATCATCCACATTTCCGATATTCGCATAAACGGAAGATATCTCTGCCAGCTTATCCGCCTCGTCCAGACTGAATCCAAGCCCTGCCCAGGCGGCGGTCTGATCGATCAGGCCCGATATTGAGCGCCCCACTCCCTGAGCTTTGGAAGCGGCCTGATCAAGAAACTGCGAATATTTCCAATCCGTTTCGTCCGTTACACGGTACAGTTTGGTCATCGCAGTGTCAATTTTGTAGACCTCTTCGGGAATTTTCTTTAATTGGTTCCACAATTCATTGATCGAGTCTGTTCCAATTTTGCTGTTTTTAAACTTATTGAAAACCTGTGAAAGGGACTTATCCGCGGCGTTATCATTTAGCTTTTCCTGCTCCCCGGCTGCTTTTTTTGCCCCGGATTCAATCTCTTTGTAGAACTGCTTTGCCCACTGCACGGCCAGTTTGTCGGGAACTGCATCTCCAAGGGTGCCTTTAATCATTTTAGATAATGCCTTAGACTGTTTTTCGATTTCCGCCTTGTTTTTTCCAAACTGATCCAGGACAATATCCGCGCCAATCTTTAAGCGCTCCTTCGCCAGTTTCTTCTGTACGTCCGCCAAGCTGCTTTCGTCGATCATCGCCTGAAGACGTATTTTGTAATCGTTATTCATTGAAGAACTCCTTTCGTGTCATTGGGATCATTTTTCTCCCTATTTGGGAAATGCCTCTGCGTCGTATACTGCCTCCCACAAGCAATAGATAACCAGAACCAATTTTTGAACAAATTTAGCTTACAGTTTAATAAAATGAATATATTATAGTGGTGTGGAGAATTGGAAGAGCAGTGACATCCATATAGGGAAGGCTTGGTCAAAGAACGCATTCCCATATCCATTCTAATACCCACTTTTATCTTTTTTACACTCTCGATTAAGGCTTTGCTTTTAATGATATATCGTTATTCTTTGGATATGTGATATGGATTTATGTTGTATGCAAAAAGTGCTTGTGATACAATAAACATATAATGTGAAGGTGATTGAACAGTTAATGAAAAAATTGATTCAATGTTTTTGACTTTGCAGAATGTAAAAAGGGTTTGTAGGCATTATAAGTCGTACCTAGAAAATTGAAATGCATTAATATATTATGATTTATTGCCATTCCAAAACAGGTTTGGTGCAGTATTTGTAAATGAATGGAGGTACAACGAATGTATTTTGATAAATCCTATTTTGATGAAAACAGTAATGCAGTAGAAGTTGATTTAATATGCAATAAATGTGGAAGTACATTAATATTGAAGAATATGACTTTGTTCCGCAATATACAGTCTGATTATTGCGTTACCAAAAAAAGATTGTATATGAATGTGGAAATGTAGCTGAGCCAGGGTTTATTGAACGGAAAAAAAATGTTACACTCAAGCAAGCAACTCAAATAAATAATAATCATCAATGTAATATTCCCAGATGTCCAACCTGTGGTTCAATAAATATAAAGAAAATAACAGGTTTATCAAAGGCTGGGTCAGTTGCGTTATGGGGAGTCCTTTCACGAAAAGTCCATAAGCTATGGCACTGTAATAATTGTGGCAGCGAATGGTAATACTTAATGATTTCATGATAATTGGATTTGACCTGCGACAGGTTTCTGATTAAAGGTGTACTTGAGGCCACTTAGAACGAATAAAGTTGCTAAATACATTATAGAGGCAATTATAAAACTTATGATAAGAGATCAATATTTTATAAAATTATAGGGAGATAGATTAATGGATTATCAAACCGCCAAAAAGCATATATATCAAAATATGTATATGAATCTTTTCATTGCGATTGCAGACGATGATATTCAAAAGGGGATTGCTCTGATTAAAGAGGAAACCACTTGTGATGAACCAACTGCAAAATGCATATGGTGCGATTTAAAGATGGATTATGGTACAAAAGAAACAAATCCCATTATAAAAGCAAGAGAAAACTATCAAAACGAAAAGTTATTTCAGGAGTATCAATATCGCAAAAATGCTGAGTGTCCATACTGTCATTCAAAAAATACCAAAAAAATATCCGGCCTGTCAAAAGTTGGTAGTGTAGCATTGTGGGGTGTATTTGCGGTAGGGAAGGTAAGTAAACAATGGCACTGCAATAACTGCGGCAGTGAATGGTAACATTCAAGATTTTAATCATTCGTGAGGCGCATATAAATGTTTCAAATATTTCAAGGTGTAGTTTTTATAAGGTTTTAAGTATTTAAATTCAAAGAAAATAAGAGGTTATAATATATGGCCACATGTAAATGTTGTGGAAAGAAATTAGGATTACTTTCCGGCTCTAACACACTGTCAGAAGAATATAATGATCCGATGTGCGACGGATGTTTCTACAAATTTAAGCCTCAATTAAATATACTTAAACATGCCAAGGATAGGGACAGCCTGAAAGAAAATTATGAAAATGCAGTAACTATAATTAGAAAATGTGATTTTCCAGATGAAGTTACGGAGTACATATTATCATTTACAGAAAGCCTGAGGCAGACAATTTTTAATGACTTGCAGAAGGAGCTCGATAATCAAGAGCAAGTGGCTCGTCAGATTGAAATGATTGCGGAACGTAATCAGCAACTGAAAGAAATTGAAGAAAATCATGTTATAACTACGGGTTACAATTTTGATGGCTATTGTATCAAGGCCTACAAAGGAGTAATCAGTGGCAGTGTTGTATTGGGAACAGGGTTTCTGTCCGAATTGGGGGCCGGTATAAGCGATTTGTTCGGTTCTCAGTCTGAAATGTTTTCGATGAAGTTGGAAACAGCGAGGGAATCGGCATTAAAAAATCTTGTGAAAAAATCGGTTCAAAGCGGGGGAAATGCGATAATCGGAATCGATTTCGATTATATTACATTTTCCAACAATATGATTGGCGTAGTGGCCAACGGCACGTCAGTAGAGATTGAGCCTATTTAGTTGAATCGATCATGTTCTACTAGCAATAGGTTACTTCTGATGATTGTTACGGGACTCCGCATAATTTTGCAACGAGTGTGGCTCCCCCAACATCAAGCCGATTACATCAACCGAAAGAGCCGCCTCCCTGATTGGCCTCGGAATTTTCTCAAAGAAAATTAACAAAACCTACAAGTGCCTAAACTGTAAACACACATGGTTATCAAACCATTCCGCCTCAATCTGCAAATCTAAAAATCCCATATCTCAAACCCAAAAAGGATGTGCCCCGATTACAAGCACATCCTTTTTTGCGCCCCAATCCATCCTCTCCGCCATTTACTCCATCCCTTTGCCGTTCCTCCCCCCGTCCCCCCGCTCATGAATCACCTCCGCCAACTTCCCCAGAAATTCCCCTCTCAACTCATCAAAAGGTACGTCCTTCAGAGAGACGTAGAGCCTGGACAAAAGCGCGGCGGTGTCCTTCTGCTCGGCGGCAACCGCCTCAAGGACCGTATACAGCGCCAGTTTCAGTTTCCATTCCTTATACTTCATCCGAACCAGTGTGATCATATCCTGCATTCCTCCCATGATTTCCTTCAATGTATTGTTTCAACAGCTGATGCATTCCGGTGGACGCCAAACCACTGATTAGCCCGGACAGCACGACCTGCGGCGTGAAGATCCAGCCGCTGATCCACGAGGCGGTGACCACGCCCAAAACAGCCACGATGGTGGGGATATATTTGTTATCCACATCGCGCACCCATTTTTTTACAATAAAGCCCGTGCAGAGGCAGATTCCCACCACAACAGGCAGCATAAAATCATTCAAAAACTCCAATTTGCCCCCCGTTTCCGTAAAAACAGGGAACAACAGACTTCATTTCCGACGTTTGTCGTTCCCCGTTTCTACTTATCCAATCAATCTACAACACTACAGAACACCGTCAGCATTTTCCAGGCCAAATCAGCCGATAATGGCCATGTCATAGATGCGGTCTTCATCGTCCGCCAGCAGGTTGCAGGTGATGGTCATCTCGATGATGCCGGTATTGCTCAGGGCCAGGCTCATGGTAGCCTGAGGCTGTGCCTTATAATAGGTGAGGTGCATGTCCGCGATCTCGTCGTCCTCGGTCTTCCAGGGCGTCTCGCCGTAGATGACAAATGCCTTGGGGAAGGATTTGGAATTGAATTTTACCACCTGGGCTCCGGAGGCAACCTTTACCATACCGTACACCACAAAGTCACCGGTAGAGCCCTCGGGCAGTGTGATCGCGTGGTCGGAAACGGTGATTTCCAGAGATTCGCCGCAGTCGTCGTCAGCCGGATACACGTAAATGGAACCCGAAACCAGCTCCACGTCGGCGGGGATGGTGAGGGTTGTACCGGAGGCGGTCAGCACCATTCTCTTCAGATACTCAAAATGATCTTCCATCTCCGTTCCGGAAATCAGGCTGAACAGCTTCATGGTCGCAATCTGGGTCTGAATTTCCAGCGTGCCGGTCCGGTTGCTGTCAAAGGCCACCCGGTTGGGCGCGCCCTGTCCGCCGGTGGCGAAATCGCGGGTTGCCTCCAGTCCGGTGGTGGTCACATTGGCGAAATCCAGGTTCAGCCAGGGCTTTTTGCTCTTGTAGTCCAGGAAAATGAGATCGGCGACATCCTTGTTGGACATGTTGGGATTAAATGACATAGTTTTTTCTCCTTTTTAGATAAAATATTCACTATTGTAATAGTGGTTTAATAGTTACCATCTTTCAGTTTTTCGATCCACTGCATAGGATTGTAATCCTTTGGATCTTTATAGGAAAATGTGTTGGCGGCCAGCGCGTCGCCGTAGTCGGACTGCCTCGCGTGGATATACTCATAGAACAGCCGGATGAACTGATAATAGGTCAGCCCTCCCACATTCAGGAGGTTAATTCCGACCTTGTTGTTGGAGCAGTATTTCAGGACCATATTGTCAAACGCGTAGGCCTCGTCCTGCTTTTTTACGCTGCTTTTGTTGTTACGGATCTTTTCCATCAATTTCCGCGCGCGTTCGCTTTTGAACTTGACCGGCTTGTCGTCCTGTTTCTTCAGCCCCAGAATCGAGGCCACGCTCTCCCGGAACCGGTCGAAATTCCGGCCATCGATCCGCCCGGAAGTCTGTTCCCCGCCGCCGGTCAAATCGACGATCTCAAACGCCCGTTCCCGTTCCAGAAACCGCACCTCATCGTTGGCAATAAACACGCGGATGTACTGAAACAGAAGCTGAGGAGTCATTGCGAGTACGAGCTCATAGAGGGAAATGGGATCGGATTTTAATTCATCCAGATTGAATTTTGAGATGAACTCATCTCTTGAGATCAGAGTCAGATTGAGAAACGTGCAGAAAATGTGATAGGTCATTCGGCGGATCTCCAACAGGGTGGGACAGCGGATTTTGCCAATTCCGTCCACCGCGTAGGGTTCATTCCACAAATAGTCGTAAGACGAGTAACGGTTGATAGGATCACCTGCTTTACATTGAAATCGGGCCCTGAAAATACCGGCCGCCCGGGCGTCTGGGCTATAGTGCCGTCAGTTTCCATATATGATATATACATGCGGAAAAACTGCGGAAAATCCCGGCGGCGCGGTCAAAACTCCGCTTTTCTATTTGTGGTTCGCTTTTCGTTGTACCTTCGGTATCGCAGCAAATCGTTGTTCGCCCGGCAGGCCCCGCACAGCGTTTTCCGGTTTCCTCCCTTTTCAATCATCGCCCCGCAAACCGCGCACCGTTTATACCCCTTCCGCGAGCTTTTAGGAACCCCGTAATACTGTTTCTGCCACTTCCGAAGCTCCCCGTCCAGACACCGGCTCATATATTTTACATAGAAATGATCCTCCGTCAGGAAATCCACCCGGCAAAGCACGCAGGCCTTCCCTTCATACTGGTCGGCCAGCTTGCAGTTTTGAAGGCACCGGTACAAAAATGTCTCAATCAGCCGCTTATAATCGTTCCAAGGCAGCGCCATTTTCCCGCGCTGAAGGGCTTCCTTCACCGTCCCGGCCTCCTCCATGGCCCGGCGGATCTGCGTCTCCACGTCCGCCGGGTCCATTTCCGCCCCGGCGGTCCACTCGTAATACAGACGCTTGGGCGTTTTCAGCAAATCCAGGTACGCCTTGTCCAGAATGATTTCCGGGTCAAAATATCTCGTATACAGATTGTTGATCTTCTGCCGGAGAATGGGCCGCCAGTTTTCCTCCTTTGTGGTGGATTTACAGGCCGGATATTCGACCCTTGTCCAGCCCGCGAAAATCCGCCCCAGTTCGCTGTCCGCCGCCGCCCGGTTGACCCGGTAGCGGATCGTTCTGGTCCAGGTCCTGCGCTTGTTGGCACAGGACCAGATGGAGGCGCAGAAGGCGCTGAAAATGTCCGACCGTTCCTCCTCGGATTCCGCCCACTTGAAATCCTCCACAATCTCATACAAATACAAATCCTCACATTGGTAAATCGGAATCATCCCCCTCAAACACAAAATATTTCCCCAGATACTCGTAAGCGCTCTCAGTACCGGTGGGAACCTCCCGGATCGCCGCTTGCGGTCTGGAACCGGCGTTTTGCTTCAGGTTCGCAATGATATAATCCCCGTAAGCCGACCAGGCAAATGCCTTGCTGACGGACAGGGAGCGGTAGGAAGCGGCGATCACATAATTCGCAATCAGTGCCTCGTCCATTTTCAGCGTTTCCCTCAGCCTACGCTTAAAATCGTTGACAATCAGTTCAAAGCTGAATTTGCGCTGTCCGGGACCGGAATGGGAGGCCGCGCCGCTGTTTTGCGAAAAATGCAGCTTGATGGCGGCGGCGTAATCGTTGATATAGTTCCGGCATACCCTGAGAACCGCCCGGTCCGTCAGGTCCAGCCCGGAATCCAGAATCAGGGACCGGGTTTCCGCCAGATCGTCCACACAGCGGTCCCACAAAATCCGTTTCTTCTCCCAGGCGCAGATATAGTCGCACAGCTCGTTCATGGGAGAGGGAGAGTGGTATGCGTTCAGCTTCATGCGTTCCTCCCCCTCCGAAAGCCCCTTGTTCTTCTCCTGTAGCTTCTCGTAGAGGGCGCGCTTCTGGGGATAATTGTAAAGAAGAAAATAGGGCAGTTGCTTCAAATGCTTTTGCAGCCCCCGGTTCATGTGCCAGCGGAAGCCGGTTTTCAAAAAATCGATCTCCTTTCCCTGGAATATGCGCAGGAGGGAGCAGTAGTCGGAATAGCGTTTTTTCAAATCCTCATCTGTTGTGTACCGGTTTTCGATGCTGGTCGCCACATTTGTGATCTCTCCGATCCGGTTGTCCCGGGTCATCACCTCGTATTCCACAAGATTTTCGGCCGTGTAGGCCCGGGACTGGGCGGTCTGCTTGTCCTCAATGTCCAGAATCACCGGCTTCTCGATTTTGGAAGCCACGATCACCGGGTCGTCACACAAAAAGAAAATATCCCCGTCAAAGTCCGCCCCTCCCTGCTGGGGAGCAGAGATGTCGTGCAGATTGAACATGACCACGTCCTGATCCTTAAAATGCCCGAACCATTTTCGAAGCAGATCGTTGCGGACAATCCGTATCCGGTTGACCTCCGACGGATCCACCAGGGGGGAGCGAAACGACAGGATGTCCCCGCACTCAAAATTCGCGCTGTATAACTCCCGTTCTCCCAGGCAGCCCACCGGCTCCATCCCGGCGGCGTACTGCAAATATCCGATCATATCGCCCACGCCGGTGTGGTAAAAACCGGAACAATAGATCTTCCCCACCTTGGCCTCGTCGATCATTTTTTTCAGCTTCCGGTAAATGAACTGTTTGACCGCCGGGTCCTTTAACATCCCGTCGTGAATCAGCGCCGCCTCCAGATACCGGCTTTCGGGCTCATAATTGCCGGTATCCGTGATCCCCATAAATTTGTATGTATAAAAACGGTCGCCTTTCAGGATCTTTTCCAGGAGTGCGGTGGTATACTTGGCGATTCCGACGATTTTGCCGTCGTTGCGCTCGTCGAGAATATCGTATTTGAAATCCCGCTCTTCGTACCGTCGGATATACTTCGGGTTCCACAAGTCCAGGCATTGCAGATACTGGAAATTCATGCGGGTGTATTTGTTGAGGTTTCGGATGTGATGGCTGTATTTGCTGATCCCCAGCTTGAACCGGTATTTTTCCACCGTGTTCCGGTATTCGTCCCACGCCCTGTCTCCGTAGGCCGATTGAAACAATTTGTGGCCTTTGAACATGGAAATATTCCAGATGCAGTCGATGGAATCCACCGGATGCGCGCGGCCGTAGACGTCGGTAATCGTTTCAACGCCCCATTCCTTTAAAATGTCCCGGAACGGAACGTAGACCGAGTAGCCCTTCATGAAGGGCATCCGCACCTGAACCCCGACGGCGTTGTAATCCAGCCCCAGCTGGGCGCTGACCTGCTCCATGAACTCCCTCTCATGGCAGCCGCACCCGTCGAAGGGAGACAGCCGGATGTCCGCAAGGCCCTCCTGGACCTCCCGGGCCTGATAGACCACGGTCTTTCCTGTTTCCTCATCGACCAGTTCTTTTTCCCGCTCTGTCACATATTTGATGAGCTGACCAGGAAGCGTCTTTTCATATTCGCCGATGATTACAATGTTGGGCATATAGTCATGGATCAGGGAGCAGGCGCTGAAGGCCAGGCACCTCTGGGCCTCGTACTTTGCGATGACGCAGTGATCGACCGGGATATCCATCTGCGTAATCCGGTATAATTCATCAAAAATGGAGTCGCACACAAAGGCGGTGATCCCGTCCTTGCCCTGGGAGGCCGATTTCCCGAACCGGGAAAAATGCACTCCGTTGTAGGTAAAACCCTGGCGCAAAACAGTGCGCAGGGCGGTCTCCTGGTTGGGATTCTTCCGGGCGGTCACCAGAATTACCTCCCGGATCCGCTCTGAACGGAAACCGCGCAGCCGCTCAATCTGGTCAAACAGGAGAGAGTCCCCCTGTGCCACCAGGTATTCCCGGTTTATTTCCTCCGCCTCCGTCAGTTGCAGATCAAACTCATTGCGAATCAATTCCCGGAGGGGGATTTTTATAAGAGTATACTGTGTGTGATTCATAATACCGCCTCCTTCATCACAAGTCGCCTGTCTCTGGCATCCGCGTTCTGTCTGCACTGATTGTCAAATCTCCGGGCCGCAACGATCCGTTTTGCGGCGGGCGACTGCTTTTCAGTCCGGCCGCGATATTCGGTATTGAAGTCGGATTCGAAAATGAGTCCTCCGAAGGTGCGGTGCGGATCAACCATATAAATATCCATAAATTCTGTAAGTTCTGTCATCAATCAATTTTCCTTTCTTATGCTTAATCTTTTGGGTAATTGTCGTCCAGATAGGGATTTCCCCTCTGCCTGAGCAGGTCCTCGCACACGGAGAACGCGATCCAGTCCCCATCCTCCCTGCGCTGTGACCGGTGCTGATGGTACTTCCACCGGTCAATCAGAGCCTGATCCGGGAGCAGCGCGTAGCGCTTGCAGATGACGTTGTACCGTGCGAAATAGACGGCGTTCGAATTCGGATCAAACATTGATTCCCTCCTTTTCAAAAATGGTTCTGTCTTTCTATTCTCTGTTTGCAGAGGAAACTTCAATAAAGTGATCGAACAAATGTTCTGTTTTTACTTGACACAAACATATGTTCGATCTATAATTGGTTTTAGATAGAGGGGGTATAACTGTTCAGTAGGTCTGCGCACTTGCTGCGCTGACCGTACGAAAATCTAAGCTTGCAGGCAAAAATCCCATCGACGAAGTCGATTTTTAATGGATTTTTGTTCGTATCGGTGAAGGTACGGAACAGATACGAGGGGGTATTTTTTATGGATGATAAGCGCCAACAGGAGACGCTTGATTACTATTGCGGCAACAACATGGCGAGGCTCAGGCAGATTGCCTACCCGATTTTCACCCGGTTCGGCGGAATCTCGCCGAAGGATTACGACGAATTTTACAGCGAGGCCAACCGGACCGTGTGGAGCGCCGCCACTTCCTTTGACGATTCCAGGGGCGAGGAATTCGAGGCGTTTCTTAAAAGCTGCCTTTCCCGGAAGTTCAAGTCCCTGATGACGAACCGGAACAGGGTGAAACGGGTTGCGGACCGGATGTGCGTTTCCCTGGACGCTCCCGTGGAGGAAGAGGGCGGAGCGACCCTTGGGGACTTGATTTTGTCTCCCTTTGACCTGGAGACAGAGCTTCTTATAGAGACCGGCACGCCCTCCGGCAGCCGGATGGAACAATACCTGGAAAGACTTTCCCGGAAACAGCGGGAGATCGCCGCGCTGTTGTCGGAGGGGTACAAGCCCTCCGAGATCCGTGAGCAATTACATCTGTCAGAAAAGGAATATTCGAATCACATGGCCATGCTCAGGTCATATGAAAATGTTTCAGTGTTATTTTAGAAGGAGGTACAATCGATATGGGAATGATGGGGCGGGATAAAACCAAAAAGGACACCTACATGTGCGCTACGCTGCTCAATATGTTCAGCCGCAAGGAATTGCGGAAAAACCATCCGCAGCAGAGAAAAGCGGACAAATGGAAGAGCGATGCCAGAGACGGTTTTATCGCAACCGCCATTAAGCATGAAGATGTGGATTCCATCAAGATTTGCGAACAGCTGGTCGACGGCAAGGTGATTCTCTGGCTCATTGACGGGTTGCAGAGGCTGACCGTTCTCGAAAAGTACAAAAAAGGAATCTTCAAGCTGGGAAAAAATGTGGAGCTGCCCATCGTCTACTACCAGAGGCCCGGCAAAACCATCGACGAATACGGCGCGCCTGTCATGGAGGACGTGGAGTTTGACCTGCGCGAAAAGGGTTACGGCGATCTCCCCATGGAGTTGAAGGAGAAGTTCGACAATTATCAGATCGACGTGGTCAAGCATCTGGACTGTACGGACGAGGAGATTGGATACCATATTCGCCGCTACAACCGCCAGACCTCCATGAACCACAACGAAAACAGCATCACCTACATGGACGCCATCGCCAAAAACGTGAAGGAAATCTCCCAGTCCCACCGTTTTTTCAAGGATTGCGGCAGCTTTTCCTCAACGGAAATGAACAACGGAACCTGTGAACGGGTAGTGTGCGAGTCTCTGATGGCCATGTTCCATCTGGAAAACTGGCAGAAAAACTCAAAAAGATTGGGAACCTATCTGAATCGGAACGCGTCCGACTGCGAGTTTCAGACGCTCAGGCAGGAGCTGGACCGTCTGGATGCGGCGGTGGGGGACAAGTATCCCTCCTTGTTCACCAGTAAAGACTCGTTCCTGTTCTTCGCGCTGTTTCACAAGTTCACCCTGTTGTGCGGCGACGATTCCAGATATGCGGCCTTCCTCGACGCGTTTCAGGAAGAATTACACACCAGAACCGTGCCCGGGCTGGACCTGTCCTTCGACGATGTGAACGCCAACCGGGCCACAAAAGACAAAAACGTCATTATCCGCAAATTACATATTCTGGAACATCTGATGATGGATTTTCTTCACATCGAAGCCGGCGCTGCACAAAGCGCCGCAACCCCGGAGCAGTTTATCGCAGCGTGCACCGGCCTGACGCCCGGGGAGGTCGAAAAGGACATCGAATTCTACAGCCAGCTCCTGGACGATCTGGAAACCGTCGCAATCAAGGACAACTCTAAACTTTTGGCTCCCGAAAATCGCCTGTCACTTCTGGCCATGGCCGCGTACTCGTGCAAACACGAGGTGGACCTGGAGGCGTGGATGACTTCCTTTGCGCAGAGGCACGATGAGTATCTGGCGGATCAGAGAGAGAATTATCGGTATATGGTGATGGATTTGGAGAAATATGGGGGATCTAAATGA